TTCGCAGATCGCGCGCCTCATCACGGCGGCCCGGCAGGACCTAGACGCACGCGAGGGGCGCCTGATGGGCGTCGCGCTGATCACGCAGACGTGGGAGCTGGTGCTCGACGCCTTCCCCCTCGTCTCCGAGATCCGAAGCCCGTTCAGGCCGCTCCAGTCGGTCGCCAGCATCAAGTACGACGACGTCAACGGGGCGGAACAGACGATGCCCTCCGCAGACTACATCGTCGATACCGCTTCGTATACCGGCCGCGTCGTGTTGGCGCCCGACAAGTCGTGGCCGGGGACGCGCAACGCGATTAACGCCGTGCGTGTGCGCCTCGCGGTGGGCTACGGGGACCATCCCGGCCTGATCCCCGAGACGTACCGCCAGGCGATGCTGCTGATGGTGGCCCACCTCTACGCCAACCGGGGCGATGGCGGCGACACGGCGCCCCCAGAGACCTACTTCACGCTCCTGGGCGTGCGCGGCGGGGCGGCGTGATGGGCCTTGCCGCCGACATGCGCGAGCGCATCACCCTCCAGCGCTACGTCGAGGGCGCCAACGGCGTCGGCCACGCCTTCGTCGATCTCGCGACCGTTTGGGCGGCCGTCGAGCCGCAAGGCCAGAGCACCTTCCGCTTCCGCATTCGCTTCCGCGACGACCTGCGCAGTCGGGCTGACACCGAGCCCGCCATGCGCGTGATTTATCAGGGCGAGGCGCTGGACCTCGACGACGTCATCGAGTCCGTCCGCCGCACCGAGCTGCAACTGATCGCGAGCCGCCGCATCGTCGAGGACATCGACCACCTCGCCACCGGCACCAGGAGGATCAAGGTATGGCCGTAGCCGCGACGGGCACCATTGCGATCAATGCGCTGTTGAACGCCATCGACGCGCTCGACCTCGGCGTCGAGAAAAAGGCGGCGCTCAGCAAGACCATCCAGGCGACGTTCACCTCCGGCGTCGGCCTGAACCAGATTGACCGGGTCTTTGTCGACGAGCGCGTGATTTCCGGGAGCGCCACGGACCAGCTCGACCTGATCGGCGGCGGCCTCCTCGACATCCTGGGCGCCACCTTCGCGCCGGCCCGCATCAAGGTCTTGATCGTCAACAACCTCGGCCCGAACACGGTCAACCTGCAGCGGCCGGCCGCGAACGGCGTGGCGATCTATCTCGCCGTCAGTGACGGCGAGCCCATCCACTCCGGCGGCTTCACCTGCAAGGTCTGGCCGAGCGCGGCGGGAATCGTCGTCACCGCCGGCTCGGCCGATCTCATGGATCTCGTCAACACGGCCGGCGGCAACACGACGGTACAGATCATCATCGGCGCCGCGAGCGCCTAGCGTGGGCACTCAGCACATCGAGATCGAAATGACGGATCACATGAACGGCACCGTCAAGGTCGACGGTGTCGAGATTCACGGCGTATACGCCTTGTCCTTCACGGCCGGCATCGGTCAATGCAACGACCTGACGCTCCAGATCAGATCGGCGCATGTGACGATCACGGGCCCAGCGGCGATCAACAAAGTAACGGAGGGCTGACGCGATGGCGACCGGCGTATCCCCGAGTGCGGCACAGATCGCCAACGACTGGTTCTTCCAGCGTGGCGACGGCGGCAGCCCCGAGGTCTTCACCGAAGTGCCCGAGGTCTCCGAGGTCATCCCGGGCGCGGCCGAGGCGCCGGACATCGACGTCACGCACCTCCGCTCGGACGGGAGCGAGACGAAGCCGGGTAAGAGCACGTTCGCCACCTTCACCGCGAACATGAACTACATCGCCGGCAACGCCGTCCAGGCCGCAATGGAGGCGGAGGCGCCCAGCAGCACGTATCGGAACTATCGGGTGATGGACCCGACCAACGCCTTCGGGTTCCAGTACGCGCTGGCCATCGCCACCTTCAACCGGGCCGGCTTCGTGGTCAACGGCAAGATCCAGGCGACGGCTAGCTTCAAGCAGTCGGGCAAGCCGACCAAGATCGGGGCGGCGTGATGGGCCTGTCACGCGACGAGATCCTCGGGGCAGTGCTGGTGCGGTCGACGATCCCGGCGCCCGAGTGGCGACCGGGCGGCACCATCGACGTCGTCAGCCTCGACATGGCGCGGCGCGAGGCGGTCGACGTCTATCTGTATGAAACCGAGAAGAAGGGCGAGAAGCGGAGCCTCTTCGCCGCGCTGGCCGCGGCGTCCATCACGAACGGCGACGGCTCGCTCGCCTTCACCGTGGAGGACACGCCGCGGCTGGAGGCGTTGCCCGCCGCGCCCATCATGCGGATCTGGGAGTTCCACCGAGAGCACAGCGGCTACGCGAAGCTGGAGGACCTCGTAAAAAACTCCGAGACCGGCCCGCGCGCCGCTACAAATTCAGGCTCGCCGAGCGCCTAGGTAAGACGGTGGCCGAGCTTGATCGCGCGATGCCGGTCATCGAGTTCCATGAGTGGATGGCCTTCGACACGATCGAGGCCGACGATCAGCAGGCGCGTCGTCTTGGCGTGCCGACCGAGTCCGACATCAATGCGATGCCTCCGGGACGCCGCCTGAGCGCGAAGGACCCCGACTGGTTCAAGAAGCTTCAAGCGTTGGCGGGATGAGATGGCGCAAGCCTTCGCGTCCGTCCAGGTCTTCGGCCTGAAAGAGCTGGACACCGCGCTCCGAGAGCTGCCCGAGGAGGTATCCGCGCACATCCTGGGCGAGGCGCTCGGCGCCGCGGGCGACGTGGTCCTTCAGGCCGCCAAGGCCAACATCCACGGACGCACGGGGCGGACGGCCGCGGATCTTCGCGCCGAAGTGCAGAGTCAACCCGACAAGGGCGCCGCGGCGATCGGCGGGACCAGGAAGGGCAAAAGTGGCCGCGCGCACGTTCTGCGGTGGCTGGAATTCGGCGGCGTCGGCAAGAAGCACGGCGGCCACGGCTGGCCGATCATCGCGGGTGCTCGCGCCAGGCGCGTGCTCAAGACGAAGATCCGCCGCGCGGTGCGCAACCGCGACATTGCCGGCGCCGTTGCTCTGGCAAAGGGTGCTAGCATCAAGAAGGCGTTGACGCTGCCCGGCGGTCGACTGCGGGCCAGCGTCCATCATCCCGGCTTCCGGCCACAGTCTCCCCTGACGCTCGCGTTGGTCTCGCATGGCGACCGCGCACTGACGGAGTTCATCTCGACGCTCCGGCGCGGCATCGTCATGGCCGCGAATCGGCTCCGGCGGGGGGCATAGTGGCCACGGGCGGCGGTGCGACGTCCATCGGCGGTCTCATCATCGAGCTGCGTGCGAATAGTGCCCAATTCCACGCCGAGATGGAGGCCGCGCGCAAGGGGCTCAAGGGTACGGGCGACGCGGCGCATGGCTCCGGGCGCCAGCTCTCTCGATTCGCCGCCATTGCCGCGGAGCAGGTCGTCCCAGGTCTGAGAGGCTCTCGGGTCGTCATCGAGAACCTCTTCCAGGCGGTGACGAGAACCGGCGGCGCGTTCGCCGCGTTTGGCCCGGCCCTCGGCGTGGTCGGCGCGGCCCTAGGCGGATTTGCCCTCGGCAACATCCTCGCCAACTTCCGCGATCTGCGCCACGAAGGGCACGGCATCGCCGAGGCTCTCAAGCTGGCCATCGGCTCTGTGGATGCGTTCGAGGAGCGGATGAAGAAGGCCGCGGAGGAGGAGAAGAAGTTCAACGACGAATTGCGCGCCGCCGGGGCCCTTCGCGCGGACTTTGCCAAGCAGCTCGCGCAGGGCCGCGGCGACATCACCGCCCGCGGTCGCCAGTTCACCGGCGATGATGAGGGGGCCGCGCGCGCTGAGCTGGACACGCGCCTGGAAATCATCGAATTGGAGCGCAAGGCGCGCGAGCGCAACATCCTCCAGCAGTTCACGGACGAGACGCGCCGACGGGAGTTTCTGAAGGCCAGCGAGCAGATCGCCTCCCAGGATCGGACCAAAGCGTACCTCGACGCTTCGGTCAAGATCCAGAAGATCGAGGAGGAGCGCGCCAATAAGCAGATCAAGACGTGGCAGGACGAGACCCAGCGCCTCGTCGATGTCCTGAAGGAGCGCGTGCAGGCCCGCAAGGCCTTCGAGGCCCAGCTCGGTACGGGCGCCACCGCGCTCGGGCTCGGTGGATCTTCGCAGGCAGATGTTGAAAAGGCGCGCCAGGAGTTCCTTACTCGTCGGGAGATGCAAGAGCGTTTCCTATCGACAGGACAACCCAAGGCCTTCAGCGGACGGTTCGAAGGCAGTGCTGGTCTAAGCCCATTCCAGGGCGTTACCGCGGACGACATTGATGCTGTGCGCGGTCTCGAATTCGCCTGGAGAGATGTGCGTGCCCAGCAGGAGGCGTACCTCAAGGCGCTTCAGGGTCGCGCGGGGGCCACGCAGGGATTCAAGGAGATCAAGGATCTCCAGGAGTCGATCGTCAAGGCTACGCAGGACCTCGCCTTCAATCAGCGCGAGGGCAACATCTCGCCGCGAGACTCGGCCGAGGAGTTGGAGCGCATTCGCGACGCGGCTATCAACAGCGCCGACGCGATCAAGGACAAGTTCGGCCACATCCCGGCCGTGATTGAGGCTGTCGATAGGGCCGTCTCCTCCGTGAGATTCGGCAACTTGGGGAAGGAGATGGCCGCGGCCCGCATCGAGATCGACCGCACGGTCGCGAGCGAGCGTTCGCTTTCGGCCGAGGCCGCCGCGATCAATGAGCGGTTCGCCGATATGCCGGCGGTGACCGATCAGGCCGCGCAAGGCGTGAAGAAGCTGCGCGAGGAATTCAACCTGCTCCGTCAGGAAGTGCGCGGGTTCTC